TGGCGAGCATCACCAATCCATCCATCAGCTGTGCGCTTGCGATCAGGGAAGCAGTCATTTACCTGATCCCTAAAAGTTTCAGCAGCTTTAGATAACCAAGGCTTCATTAGCCAATTGCTTTAGGTAAATCATTTGGGTAATCAATCTCTGCATATTCAGGCGAATTGTATTTAGCACAAACCGCCTCAGCCCATAATTCAGCTTCTATATCAGTTTCCCAAGCACCAACTGTATCAATTTTTTTGTTGCCTTTTTTAATTATAGCAAATCCATCTTTAACTTCAAACGATAATGTCATTTTATCTCCTTAGAATGATGTTGCAATTTGACCAACACTAGAAGCAATAATAACCCCAGCAGCGCCAGCCCAAAGACAGCCAACATTATTGGTAAAAGCTCCAGCACTAGTCGATGGGCTTAAGTTTGGCCCCAAATTAAGAGATGAATATGCCCAATATGTAGATGTTGTCGGAGTACAATTAAGATAATAACCACTTTCAAAATATAATTTACCATTGTAATATTTTGTTCTATTTTGTGTTTGAAAATTAAAAGCTTTTGGTTCAACAACCACAGTAGTTGTTCCTAATGTATTTGAAGTTGAATATCTAAAATTTGAACCTTCAGCTGTTATATGTCTAGTTCCATCCCAAGCAAGAATATTGGCTGTGGTTGCAGAACCTGTTGCCCCAGCAGTCCATGTTCCAGCAGGAGTTGAAGCATAAAGATGATTATTTGTTGAAGAACTTGCGCCAACAATCCAATTTGTTCCATTCCATACAACTGAACCATAACTTGCGCCAACTGTTAAAGATTGAGATTTTCTTGTCCAAGTAATTCCATCAGTTGAATATGTAATACCACCAGTATTAGTAGTACCACCGCCCTCGCCAACTGCAACAAATAATGAATTATCATAAACTACGGAATTTATAGCATTCGTGGACATATTTGCTGTTCTTGCAGTCCAAGTTATTCCATCTGTTGATGTAGTTATCACACCATTACCACCTGCTGCAACCCAAATTCCATTTCCGAATGTGATTGTATATATTGGTTGTGCGCCAAAGCCCGATGTTCTTGATGTCCAAGTTAATCCATTTGCACTTGTAAATAAAACACCGGCTTCACCAACTGCAACATAAAGATTACTGCCATTGTAAGCAATTTGATTAATAGCAGTACCATCAGAAATTTTTCTAGTTGTCCAAGTAAGTCCAGTTGCTGGGGTTGCCCATTCGGGCGCAGTTGCTCCAGAATTAACAGTTAATACTTGACCAGCAGTTCCTAATCCTAATCTAGTTTTGACATTAGCAGTTGATGATCGATAAGCAAGATCACCAAGAGTTGTTTCAGGATTAAGATTTTTAACTGTTGTATCAACAGATGAACCAAGTGTACGAATCGCTGCTGCGCCATCTTTAACCAGCGCGGTATCATCTGGAGTGCTCCAGCTATAATTGGTAGTGGTTGCCATATTGTCCTATTCTCAGGATACGATTGTAGCGTATTCCCATGTCAAAGTATTGCTTAAAGTGTTCCATGCCTCTGTGGCTGGGGTTGTATTCCAACGCATCGCCACTTGGCTAAATGCGACTGGGGAAACATTGATTGTGAGAAACAGTTCATTAAACCGAGTGCTCCATGACCAGCCCTCAACATAACCTTCAAAATCTCCACCGGATATTTGGCTCGGTAGGTTTTGAATATGAACTGGCATTCCCATAAATACAGCTAGTAGATCATCCCGATCTGCGTTATCTATTTCAGGGTTGGTAATTGGGAATGTGATCGATTGAAATGCTGGGATTGGGTAAGCTCTTTGGGCTATGTATCTATCGGCAATATCTTGAGCATCGGTAGCCCCATGAACCCTAGAGTTAATTGTTTCGGCTTTGTAGCCATATAGGGCAATTGAAGCTGCATCTGTGGCAGTAACCTGTGAATTGTAATTGTTGCCATAATTTAGGTATATGTCATTCCTAACATCTGCTGAACGCATAATTGTAGATAAGCCAGCACCTAACGCATGGCGAGCATCCAGTTCAACATAACCATTTGTTAAAAGATAATTCTGCCTGTGGTCTGCATCCGCATAACCTATGTTCCCGGCATTGTCCTCATAAATATAACCAAATGCTGAAGTTGCAATATCTGAAACCACATTGTAAATAGTGTCAGTTACATTTGATTGTGAACTCATTGTGTAAAGACCCGGTTGATCTATTTCGCCAAGTCCTAAATTAACTGCATACTCCCAAGTTTCAGTTGGATCATAAGTTGACCATTGAGAAGCTGCTGGCACATCATTCCAAGTTCCAAGCAATACACTTGAAAGAATGTCATAAATCTGGTCGCCATCCTCATCTTGAGAAATGTTGTCATTAAAGATTTCTTTAGCAATTCGAGCAAGTGAACCCATAGCCAAAAGGGTGTATTGGACTACTGTGGCTGCTGCACCTGTTTGTAAAATGCCAACTGTAACATCTGTTAAATCTCCACCAAATAATGAAACATAAGTTCCGGCTGAATCTTTAATTTGCAAATCAAATGAGTCGTTTATGTCAAATGGAAGTGTTTGGTTATTTAATGCCACCAGCGTAACTTGCATATATGAAGGAAGTGGCTGTTGATAAATGTCAGATCGCCCTGCTTGGTGTTGGACATCTGAAATGGTTATATCAGTATAATCAACCCCACCGACAGTTAGTTTCCAGTCTGGTGTAAATGCTGACATTAGTTGACTCTATCTCGTAACGCAGGCACAGATCTAGCTGCTTGACTATTTAATGTTGTTGCAATATCTCTTGCAGTACGCTCAGGATCTATTGAACCTGTTACATAAATGTTTGTAATGTTGCCACCTTGTTGACCAAATGGAGTTGCACCAAATGGAACTGGAGTAGTACCTGACAACGCTTCGGCTTGCTTTTCTAAAACTCTAAACTCTTTGGTTAGTTTGTCAAATTGTGCTGCTGCTGCTTTTTGGCTTATGCCATTGGTTGCCACTTGAAATGTTAAATCTGTAAAAGCATCATTGACTGCGGTTAATCTTTTAACTAAATCATTTGCGCTAGTTGCACCCAATACTCCAGTAGCGCCTATTCCGCCGCCACCACCTGCTCCGCCGCCACCACCTGCTCCGCCTCCGGCAAATCCACCACCCGCTACTGCACCAGCAACGGCAGCTGCAACGCCTTGACCCAAACTACTTAATTGACTAAATCCTGTGCCAGTTGCTCCGGCTGTGCCACCACCACTACTACCAAATCCACCAACCTGTGGAATATCAACTCCCGGAATTCTATTGACTGCTCTAATAATAAAGTTAATTGCATCGATGGCTTTATTGACTATGCCACTAATTACACCTAATACATTTGAGATCACATTGATAACAACTGCTGCTATATCACCAACAACATTTAATGCTGCTCCAATAGTTGTTCCAATAATAGGAGCAAGTGATTTAACTACATCAAAAAATGCTCTAAATTCATCTATATTTTCTCTGATAGCACCTTTAATATCATTAAACGCATTTATCGCACCATCTATAATTGGCAATAAGAATAATTTGACACCATCCACAAATTCAAATAAGCCTTCACCTAATCCACCTGCTTTACTACTAAAAGCATCGGCTACGCTTTGGATAACTGGCAATACATTGTTAGTAAAAATCTGAGTTAGTTTTAATACAATAGGGAGTAATGCTTCACCTATCTCTGTGCGGATATTTGCTAATTGAGCATTAAGAATTCTTTGTGAGTTAGCCAAGCCATCCGATGTTCGAGCAAAGTCACCTTGAGCAGCAGATGTTTGCTGATAGATTAATTCTTGAGCTGCTAGGACTTTTTGCTGTGGTGTTAGGGCTTCTTTTGTAGTTCGAATTATGCCCAAAGAAAGCGCAGCTTGCCTTAGGCTGGCATCATCTAATAAGACACCATATCTACGCAACGGCTCGGTTTCGCCTCTTAGAGCGGCTCCTATGGCCTGTATGGCATCCTCTGGGGATGTGTTATTGAAAGATGCTAGATCAGATGCTAAGGTGGTGAAATCTGTTGAGAATTTAACAAGATCATCTCCGGCTAAACCAGCAGACTCTCCAAAGATAGCAAATGTAGATGCAGCATCTAAAGCCTGTTGTTTAGTTTGACCAAGTGATTGAGCTGCCTGTTCGGCAAATGCTTCGATCTTTGCTGAGCTGTCGCCAAATAAGACACCGACTTTTGAAACGGACTCTGATAAATCAGATGCAGCTTTAACGCCATCAACTGCGATCTTAATTGCAAATGCACCAACGGCAGCAGTAGCAGCAGCTAAAGCAAGTCCGGCTTTCTTGCCAAACTCTCCTAACTTATCGCCAAAACTCTGAGTCTTTTTTTCTCCCTCATTCATTCCTGCAATAAAGTTTTTTGTTTCAGCAAGAATTTCAAGTTTTAAGGTACGAAAATCTTTAGCCATTAGTTACCCCAAACCTTGACAACATCATTCATTTCATTAGTCCAGCGCTCGGTTAGTTCAGGCTGAATGTCGCGAAGTGTCGGATAGATAAACCAACCTCTTGACCCGCCTCCATAGCGACCTGACCAGTTTGGAAACTGCTTAAATCTAGTTGATCCAAATTCAAGTCCTCGCCATAACATTTGAGTTGTTGCTCCACCACTAAAACGCTGACCTGCGAATCCGTACGATAAACGACCAGTCTTTGATGTCTTTGATATTGTGGCACCATCCACAACTCTTTTAGTGGCTGTTCCTGCTTTTTCGCGTCTAGCTCCCGCTGCTGCAATTTCATTCTTTGCGAAAGTAGCCAAATCATAAGAAACAATTTTAGCCTTTTCGGTTGCATCCTCGCCCATAAGAGAAAAAGCTTTGGCAAGTTGGCGCAACTCTTTTTTGGAGAATGCACTAAGTTCAACTTCGGCCATTCCTTTTCTCCAATATCTCTAAAGCTGTTAAAATGTCTTCTGCGTCAGTCCATTCGCTCATTGGTATTTGAGTAGCAATTGACAACTCAACCAATAATCTACTTACGCTTCCTGCGGGGTGGCTTTTGGGGAAACATCACCGACTATTACATCTGTAACTGTTTCACTCCATACATCAAATGCTTTGACTGGCTTTCCAGCAGCTTCGCGTTTGTGTGCATGATAAGCAAGAAACATAAGATCACTTATGCCCATTTTTTCCTGAGCCTGTGCGATTGTATGTCCGGTCTGCTTTTCCCATTTTTGCCACTCAGGCGGTTGGGCTACATAAGTTGCTTGCTCGCCTGAGTTGTATTCAATTGTGATTGGTAGTTTCATTAGTTGCTCCCGTTTCTATTTTTTAACTAAATGACTCTGCTGGCACTCCAATAACTTGGAATGTGAAAGATACAGTTTGTGCATCATTTCCTGCTCCACCTGCGGATGGCCATGATGGTAGCACTTGGAATGTAAATACAGCGCCAGATGCAGCTGTAAATACTGTGCTAATTCCTGTATTTGGTGCTGCCTCTGTTACGCCCCATAGAATCTCACAAAGAGATCCTGCTGCGC